CTCCACATGAATAAGAAATTACGTAAGACCTTATCCGAACTTTGCAAGGATATGGGATTAACAGACAAGGCATTGGACGAACTCACAGAGTTGGGTTCGCAAGGTCTTGAGGAAACCGCCTCAGATGAGGATATTAAGAAGGCAGCGGATTTGCTCGTGCCATACGCCAAGCTCATGCAGGGCGAGATTACGAGAAAGACGCGCAGACATCATCAGACCACAAAGAACGATAAAGACGATGTGGATGAGGATGACGATGATGACGATGACCACGGTATCGCCGCAATTGTAGCCAAACAGCTCGCTCCGTTCAAGGAGCAGATGGATAAGCTTCAAAAGGAAAACGATGACCTGAAAGCCGAAAGAGCCAAGGGCGAGCGCACCCAACTTATCGCCACCGAAGCCAAAAAGCTCGGAATCCCTGAGTATCTGTTCAAACGTATCGCCATCGCCGATGATGCCGATGTCGCAACGGAACTCGCCAATTTCAAGCAGGATTTGGTAAACAACAATCTGATGCCTAAGGATGCGGCATTGGAGCCGGGAAAGGTCACTGACCAAATGAAAGCCGATGCGAAGGCATGGGCTGAAAAGCTCCCGAACAAGTAAAGCATCCGTATTGTTTACTCAAAAAAGTATCTAAAAATGCCTATCAATTTTCAGAAGACATCATATCCAGGACACACTCCTGAGATATGGCGTGGCGAATGTAAGATGCTGCCGGGCGGTTTTAAACCGAAAAACACCATCACAACAGGCACAGTGCTTCACCGTGGAACGTTGCTGGCGGTTGATTTCTCGGACATGAGCGCAGCTGTCATTAAGGTTGCCAAAGTCCTTAATGGCGGTAGCACAAGCGCAGTTCGTGTCGCCAAAGGTCATCTTTTCGCCATCGGTGATGTGGTGACAAAGGTTGGAGACGGTCAAGCCTCCCCGATCATCACCGCCATTGATGCGTCAAACGCTGACTATGATGTTCTCACTCTCTCGGCTGCCTACACAGGCTTAGCCGCTAATGATGTTATCGTAGAGGCTACCGAGTATGAGGCTGCCGTTGAAGCTGTGAATGCTGTCGATGCAGTCGAAGCCGGTTACTACGATGCCACATCAGAGACAGAGGGAGCATTGAAAGTCGTTGCCTCAGACGCTGGCGAGGGTGAGATTGCTCTCGCAGACGCAACCCCTTACCAAGGAACAAAGACACTCGCTGCAAATGATTATGTCATTTACAGAGAGGCTGTCGCAGCCGTTGCCGCTGTTGCTGCAAAGGATGCCGTTCCTGCGGTCGCAAAGTACACTCCGAACATGATTCTCGGAGCGGTGAAAGAGTTTACAGGCAAAGGTCTGCCGACACTTGATGCAGCTTACGAGGCTGTTGTTCTCTATGAGAGCCTCAACTTCCCATTGCTGCCTGAGTGGATGAACGGCTGCTGCCTCAAGTCTAACCCGAACATCTTGTTCATTAAACAGTAAGCACCATGCCTCCAACAAATGTATTAACTTCAATTTTCGGCGAATTGACACGTAACGTGCAGATTCGCTTCGACACTGCCACCGAGCTTAACAAAAAGCTCTTTGACAATGTGATTGTCGAGGATTATCTCGAATGGGATGTGCCGACCATCGGACTTGACTTCGAGGAGATGATTGGTCAGTACAATATCAGTGTTGCCGCTCCGACCATTGGCGAGGATGCAAAAGAGGCAATATTGGGAACTGAAGGTCTTGAAACCTTGAAGGAGACCATCCTGAACCATGCATTAACTATCCCAATGACCATTAAGGATTATCGTAAGGTTTTGCAGATTCTCGATTCCAAGTCTCTGCCTGACAAGGCTAAAACCGAGCAGCTCATTAAAACCATGTTTGGTTATGTTAAGACGGCGACTGATTCCGTTTACGGCAAACTCGACATGATTTTCTTGGGCGCACTTTCCAACTTGGGTATCTTTACCCTTGACGAAAACACCAACCCTGAGGGTGGTGTGAGAGGTTCTATCAACTTCAACCAGCCAGCCGAGAATATTGCCACAGCGACCACTCCGTGGACTGCTGACAATATCGCCACCGTTGATTGCTTTGATGACATTCAGGCAATTGTCGATGCAGCTCAGGATAAGGTTGTGTTCGAGAAGATTCTCTGCTCTCCTGCTCTTATCTCATACATCTGCCGCTCGAAGAAGATTAAGCAGATGATTTGGGGTTCTGATAAGAGTGGAAAGATGGTGCAGGTGAAAGATTTGAACGGATATATGGAGGAAAACAACCTTCCAATCTTCGTGCCTATCCGCCGTCAGGTTCGCATCCAAAAAGGTAAGGATCGCATCCCTTACACTCCTTGGAATGCCAAAAACATGGTCTTCGTGCCAGCTGGCAAACTCGGTCTCATCAAGAACGCATGGGCTAACAACGAGTTGAAGCCTGAACCAGGAGTCGCCTACTCCAACTACGGTCGTATCCGTGTATCGCAGTGGGGTGTCGGCGAGACACAAGGCAGCAACGGCGTAGAGTTCACAAAGGCTGAAAGCTACTCATTGCCTGTCATTACAGAGATGAATGGTATCTATACACTCAAAACCCAGCAGTAATCATGAGAAACTCTGAGGCTTTGAGGTCGTTATGCAACGCTATCGCCAACACTTTCTATCCCGATAGCGCAACCATAAACCTCGTTCTCTTTAACGAGGGAATCACTCCCGATGCGGAGGCTGCCCCGAAAGACCCTGCTATCTTTAGGGCAGCCGTCTCGCTTGTGATGGGTTATGTTGAGGGTAGCCGCAACGAGAACGGTGTGCAGACATCGGTCAATAAGGATGCGGTGGAGAAAAGCATAAGGTATTGGTGCGGCATTTACGGTCTCGATGCCGATGATGTTCTGAGTGAATATCTGAGGGTTATGGATGACGGTTCTAACAGATGGTAAGGCGATATGAGATGTAATGGATATATAAAGCGGTTTCTTTCTCAGGATGAGGCTATTGATGAGTTTGGCGAGCCAGTGGCACAGCAAACCTCATGGAGTGACCCCATCCCCTGCTCCATTAAGACAAATAACGACACAAGGAAAGGAAAATATGAGGATGGCGAGTTCAGACAAGCCTCCTTTATCATCCTGATTGAGTCGGAGGGCTTTGATGCCGAGCGTGTCAAGCTCAGTCGTTTGGGTGAGGAACTGGGAGAGTATCGGATTATGTCCGTTGAGCCTCTTGTCACCGTAGGACGCACTCAGATAATGGTATAGCATGGCAAAGGTCGTTACAACACACAGCAAATACGGCGGCGTGATAGTCAGTAAGTTTGATATACGCAAACTGAACGCCTCGCTTGCCGATAAGCGTGTAGGTGTGACGAAGCACATAATAAACCAACTGAGCTATATCGGCGAGGAATGTATCAGGATAGCACGTGAAAGCGGAGACTATAATGATATTACCGGCAATCTGAGGTCATCTATCGGATACGTGATTCTCAATGATGGAAAGCCTGTTGTTCGTGGCGCAGCCAAACAATATAGCGGAAAGAAGGGAAACGGCGAGCAGGGCGCACCTGCAGCCGATGCCCTTCTTAAAAAGCTTCAGGCTGATTTCCCTTGGGGGATTGTCCTGATTGTCTGTGCCGGAATGAATTACGCCGCCTACGTTGAGAATGTGCATCATAAGGATGTCCTGACATCTGCCGAACTGAAAGCGGAAAGCCTGATGAAAAGTCTATTAAAAGGTATTGTCAAATGAGTGTCAAAACAGAGAAACAGATTGAGCGTGACTTCTACACCCTTATCAAAGCCAGCAGGCTCGGAAAAGGTGTCAGAGGTACGGTGTACCGCTCGGAGATGCGTCCAGCCAACGCCAAGACAGAGGATGTTATCGTGAAGTTCCTTGCAGGGCTTGATGAGCAGATTCAGACTGGCGTTGTGATTGTCAATGTCTATGTGCCTGATGTGCCTTACGGCAATGATGGGCGCAAGGTTGAGGATAAGGGACGTGTCGAGGAGCTTGAAAAGCTGATTCTTGATTTTGTTGAGAACTTTAGCGACACCGATTATCGGATTGAGACTGACGGCACTCCGAAATCAACCCCGATTGAGGGTATCGAGCAACATTGTATCTATGCGAGAATTAAATTTAACCGTTTAACGTAAATTTTTATTGCTATGTCAAAACCTATAATGTCTTGGTCGAAGTGTAAGATTGAGGTCGGTAAGACTGGAGCGAATGACGCTATGGCATCTGAACTCGTGTCTGTCGGCATCATCAACGACAAATCGACCACTCTCGCCGCCGAGGATGGCGAGAAACTTACGGCTACCGCCACTGGTGGCGTGGTCGTGGCTGAGGAGGAGGGTGAGCCTGTTATTACCCTTACGACACGTATCAAGGAAATGGACTTCTCAAAAGAAGCCTTCTTCACTGGAGCTGTCGAAAGCGGCT